GCCGGTTCAATCGATATTCCCAATGCCCCATATCGGTAATAACACCGACACTCGGGGTTCAAGCATCGTTCTTTGATGTCTTGCCAAGCTCGATAGACTTTGGTCCTCGACATACCCGGCTTCATGCAACCACAACTCTTCCTCCTTCCGCGTTTGAGATCGTAGCCAACCACTTCCAGTACGGTCCCACATTCACATCGACACTCCCATAGAGCGCGATTGGAACGTGAACCCACGTACCGGATTACGGTCAGGCGTCCATACGTTTGATTGGTGATATCGGAGACGGGTTGAACCATTCAGGAAGTATGGTTCAAGAGGGCTTGAGTGTCAAGCCTCACAGTGCATGTTCGATTATACAAGCCCTCTTAAATCTTTCCGGTCCTGCACCACCGCTGATATCGCTGGGGGTTGGAAAACAAGTGCTCAAACTCCAGGTTGCCGACACGATATCCTGCAGGCGGTCCATCGGGCTGCGGAGGATGAGGCGTATGCGCTCGGTTGCGACCTGAGTGCCATTCTGCACGATGTCGAAATCACCAACCTTACCGGTGATGCCAGCTTCCGACACGTACTTAGCTTCGTCGAGGTACTTCTCGTAGATGGAGCCACGACCCGTCACGATCACGCGGCCGATATCGAGTCCACCTTCGTTCGTGGTCTCGGCTCCGATACCCTTGCTATAGAACGCGTTCACGCCCGTAGCGATACGGGAACCCGCATTGAGTGCATCTGGCACTTCGGTATTCTCGTAGAACATCGTGCGCGCGATAGTGCCGAGGAAGCCTTCCTTGTAACGCACGTGGTCGGGACAAGCCTGGTGGAGTCGCTGCCATGCTGTGTCGTTGAAGATCTGCGCGTTCGACATCGGGCCGATATGCGCATGGTAGAAGCCGTCAGCGTGCGGGGGAACGTTCTGCGTGCGCAGATAGTTCATCGCGTTGACGATTAGCTGGAAGACGAACGTGTCGGCAGCCGTAATGGCGTCGACGCTCGCTCCGCCACCCGCGCGGATAACGCGAGGAGCATACGCACTCACGACGGCAGTACGGGCAGCATATCCGGCACCACCAACGGCAGCATCAAGCAACAGAGTACCGGGACCGTAGGGGTCGGTGGGGTCGACAAGAACGAATCCGATAACGTTGCGCACGACCGCTCCAGCACCGATACCAATCGTCACAGGGAGAGGACGCACGGGGGAGACGGTTTCGGGACGTGCGTTGGTACCGAGCAGAATCACATCCGTAAAGCCATTGACGCTTGCGACCTGAATGACTGCGTCGCCAGCGGCAGCCGCACCCGTCAGCACCGTATGGCCGCTGAGGTACGCATGGAACAGTTCGTTACGAGCGATGCGGTTGACGGACTGACCAGCCTGCAAGCCAAGTTGCTGCACGTTGCGCAGGAACACGTTCGCATTCGCAACTGCCGAGGTCGGCATGTGAGTGTCGATCGTTCCGGCGTACCGGCTCAACCGCGCAACCCATTGCTCGTAACTCATCACCTGGGGAGTGGGGTCGACTCCGGGAGTGATCGCGTCGGTAATGGGAGTCAGAAGTCCCGGCCGAGTCATGAACATCTCGGTACCGGTGTTGGCGGGCCACTCCTCAGCCAACGCTTCGGCACGGAACTGGAGCTTGGGATAGAGGCCGTCGTGGAACGTGCGCTCCAGAATGCCTTCCTGAATCAGATTGAGAATGACTGGGGGAATTCCAACAACGAGCGGCATGACATCTTCTCCTTGAGCTTAGACTCTGGGGTCAGTCCGCTCCGGCAGTCCGACCGTTGCCGCCGTCGTCGCGTGGTGTGGAGCAGAACCGTCCGAACACACAACGACGATATTCTCTCAGGTGAGGAAGTCAATCGATTGCGATGGGGTTGGGGGCGACCGCAATACGTGTTGCGGTGGAGGAAGGCAGATCAGAAGTCGAGATTGTGCGAGCGCTTGTACTCTTCCCACTCCGCACGGGTCATGCTGTTCGGCTGTCCGGGTCGTGGGGTCTTGGATGTGGAGCCCGCTTTACTGTCGGTCGGTTTGGTCGGAGGCGTCCCGTTCGTAATCGGCCGTTGCTGAGGTGCGGCCGACGCCGCCTTCTTGTCTACCGCCAATGCGGGCCGACGCTTTGCATAGTCCTTGAACCAACTTTCAACGTCGTCAGGACCCAACTTCTCCAGCTCTTCCGCATCCATCTTGGTGAGATGTCCCTGGTAGATGAGGACGGCGTCTTCGATGTAGTCTTCGGCAATGAACTTCCCGGCCGTCTTCACCACAATCTGTTCGCCCTGGGATGCGAGCATATCGGTCTCGCGCTCGTCACGGTCGCGGCGCAACTCTTCCAACTGAGCGCGAGCATCTTCGGCTTCGCGCTTGTACTTCTCTTCCGCAGTCATGCGAGACTTTTCAATCTCACTTAGCTTTGCCGATGCCTTCTGGGCCGCATCCCAATCCTTCTTCAGCTTCGATACATCGTCACTCCCAAACACCTCGCGCAGCACCGCCCTACCGGCCTGACGTAGGCGCTTTTGGAATGCCGAATAGGGGAGATTGACTCGCTCGTTGTCGTCTAGCTCGACCTCTTCCCCATCGGCAGCTTGGCGCTTGCGCGATTCGGCTTTGGCTTCTTGCGCCTTGTCCGCCTTCTGCTCGGACTCGGTATCGGTCTTGGGCTCTTGTTTGACTTCGAGCGATTCCACCTGAGTGGTGGGAGTGGTTGAGGTGACGGTATCGGTAACGGTTTCGGCAGTGGTGTCGACGGACATGAGTTTGGCCTCCTAAACTAATGCGCTGAATGTAGGGACTACAGAATGGTTGCGTCGGTATCGAGAGCGGCACCCAACTCAACCGTCGGGGCCTTCACGTACACGATATCGCAAGAGACGATGGCGTCTGCCGCTGCGAAGTTGATCTGTTCCTGACTGAGCGACATCGCAACCTGTCCGGCCGCAACGGCTCCGGGCGTAATCTGCGTGAGTGCAACCGGGACGCCGAGTGCTGTGTAGCCGATTGCCGAGATGAGCTTGCGGCAACCAACAGCGGCCAACACGTTCGCAGTCACGCGTGCGCCCACGAGCGAGACAACGTCACCGATGACCGGTTGGTACACGATCTCGACCGAAGTCCAAGCGTCGGCAGCCAAGCACACAAGGTCGCCCGAGAACGTTGCGGCAACGTGACTTGCGACTGCGGGAGTTGCACCAACGGCATCGAGGGTGCAGGGTCCGGGCGTACCGGTACCCGCGCGGGCCAGAACGGACACGAGCGTGCCGATCTTCATCTCGTTTGGAAGGATTACCGCATCCGAAACCGGTACGGCCTGAACGACGCGGTACTGTCCGGCCAACACGTTACCGAGCGCAACCGCACGGGCCGCGTCCGCAAGAGTGTTGGGGTTCGCTGCATTCAATACATCTCGCATGGTCGTCATCACTACCTCTGTCCTTGAGCGAAGAAGTCGATTGTTGCGGTCCCTTGTACTTCTACAAGAGTTACGGGTTCGTTGTCGGGGAACTCTAGAATGCAGAGCCCTCGAATGCTGTGTACGGCCGTGGTCGGCACCGTCGCGATGGTCTGTGTGATGCGGACCAATAGATTCGCATCCGTGCGCAAGTAGATGAAGGTCGCTTCCGTTACGGTGTCGTTCGTCCCTACGCCCGATAGGGTCTTGTAGGACGATGGCGAACTAACCCTACGGGTGAGAGTCGGCTCCGCTACCTGCCAAGGTTTGGGATTGGGCGTTAGGATTAGGGGAGTGTTGAAGACCGAAGCTGGGAACGTCCCCTCGGTCGCGTTAGGCGGTCCCGCTTGCAAGCTCCCGTCGAGACGTGTCTGTCCCATCGGCTTACTTCAAGCCTTTGAAGGGAGTGCGCGACACACCAATCGATCCAACACCTTCGTCGTAGCCGGACTCAGCCCCTGCTTCGAGGTCTTCGAATACGGAGGCCCCACCGTCAGCCGTGAACTTCTGATTCACGTCCGGCTCCTTGAGGCTGTCCCCTTCTTTCTGCGTCAGAGTCTTGTCCGATTCCATCTACATTCTCCTTGTTTCGCCGGGTTTCCCAGCCCTTGTACGCCCGCTCGGTGCGGTGCAATTGGGTGAGCACGCGCTTGCTGATAGTTGCACCCTCCGCACTTTGAGTCAATCGACGCTTGACGTGCTGAAGGGTACCGAGAATCCCATCATCGTCAGGGTGTCCGTTAGCGGTCGCGACCGCTCTCATCACCTCCTGCTTGGCCGTCCTCACCTTTCGAGCCCATGCCGCTATCGCGTTGTCCGCCATCGTGTCCCTCACCGCAATACGTGTTGCGGTCGTTATGCGAATCGACCCCGTTCGTCACGCTTGATGGAGTCCGCTTTGGA